TCGGCGATGGCGCGGGCGTCGGCTCCGGGCGCGTCTTCGGACGCGCCGGAGCCGATCCCGCGCCCCGCGCTACTTGGGGTTGCGCTTGGCCACCTTCGCGATCACGTCGTTCGGGCCTTCGGTCTTGCTGCCCTTGCTGGCGTACTCCGTCGAGGGCGGCCCGCCCTCGAGGCTCTTCGTGTAATGGACCGGCCGCGCGTTCCGGCCCGCCTCGTCGGGGTTCTTCTTCAGGACGTTCTTCTTGTACTCCGCCATGAGCCTCCTCCTCCGGTTCAATGCGGAAGCCCGGCTCGTGCTGGGCCACCGCGATCACCTGCGGATCCGTTTCGTACCAGCGTCTATTCGGCGGCGCGAGCCGTTGCACGCCCGCAAGCAGCCACATTCCCCCACGAGGCGCAATGAGCCACACGCCGCCAGGCATGGACGTTACTCAGCTCGAGCCGGTCCCGAAGCCGTGTACGGGTGGCTTGTCTGCCCCGGGACAAGTTGCCCGAACTGCGGCGGCTGCCCGGCCGGAAGGGCCGGCGTCTCAGGGCCGACCACGCCGTACTGGAATTGGGCCGGCTTCGGTGCCTCCACCTGCGCCGCCATCGCGACCGCCGGCTTCGCCAACGCCAGATTGCGGATCACGCCGTGCGCCTGCGCGAAGTGGAGCTCAAAGCCGCACTCCGCCAGCCACTCGTTCTTGAGCGCGTCCTCACCGGGGTTCTGGCGGTGCTCCAAGTACATGAGGTCATCGATGTACCGATACCGCACGAACGGCAGATCGATGATCAGCAGCATCTTCCGCCAGTCGGGATACAGATTGAAGAGGGGATGCATCCGGAGATAGCCGTCGCCCAACGTGGTGACGAAGTGCCGGAGCCGCATGCCGTACACATCGTCCCCGGACTCAATGTTCAGGGTGGAACCCTGCCGCGCGATGCCATTGAGCGCCATCAGGGCAGTCGAGCCCGCCAGCCACAACTTCTCGGGCGAGCCGAACCGATACATGGGCTCGAGCGCCGCGAGCAGTTCCGCCTCGTTCATCTCGCCCGTGCCGGTGATCGTGATCGCGTTGGCCGGGGCCAACGTCTCGATCCACTTCACGAGGCCCCGGGTGGTGCGCAGCGGCTGCCCGAGCGAGCCCGTGCTCTCCAGGCGCTCACCAAACAGGAACGAGTACTCCATGTCCTGCGCCTGGTTCTCGAGCGCCTCGATCTGCGCCTGGACGATGGCCTCCTCCGTACGGAGGCGGGTCTTCTTCGCGGTGCGGGTAATCGCCAGCGGGGTCCGGAAAATCTGCGTGTAGTTGAACTGCTTGGTCGGATCGACCGAGACGGGGCTGCCCAGCGGCGCGCCTTCCTCGTTCGCGTTGCCGATGACCCGCAACGTGCTGTCGGCCGGAATAATGCCGGCGACGGTTTCGCCGAACCCGCGCTGCACGGTGACCGACGTGCCGGTCGTCTGGTCGGCGACCACCAGCATCTTCTCGCCGATGCCACCGGTGCCGGTGGACATCAAGATGTAGTTCTTCCGCAAGATCTTCCCGGGATCGCCAATCGCCCCGGGGGACGCGGACACGGCGAACACGGTCTGCACCGCCGTGCCGCCGGCGGTGTACACCTCGCGGGTGGGGATGGGGCGCTCCCACCAGTTGAATTCCGGATCGGAGGTCTGCTCAGCGTCGAGGAGGGCGGAGAACGCCGTCAGGACGGCGCCGCCGTTGGGGTATAGGCGAAGAATGCCTTCCCGCCAGTTCTTCGGCGTGGCATCGGGACTATACGAACGACTCCCACGGAGGCCTGCGAATGGGGGCACCGGTGTACCTCATGGGCGGACTCACGCCCGACTCCGCCGGTTAGCCTTGGCGTCCAAAGACGCGGGCGAGGTGGAGGGCCTGGCCCGAGAGCTGGGATTCCGTGGGCCGTGGGCTGGGCGTTTCCGCGAACGGTGCCCCCTTGGGCTTCGCGGACGCTTTCGACGGGGTCTGAGGGACTGGGCTGGGCGCACTGGCCCCGCCATTGCCCTCGGCCCCGCTCGCCGACGGCACGCGAAACACCGCGCGTGCCTCGCGGGCGGTCTCGTCAAACCACTGCTTCACGTACTGCGGGCTGCCGTAGGTGTCCGGCGCGGCCCGGTACAGGCGCGCTTCCGTCTCCTGGGCCACTTGCCTGAGGAGTTCCGGACGCACCTGCTGGAGGTCGGGATACTGCGTGTAGAAGGCGGTCTGGAGGGTCTGGATCTGCCGCTGCTGCTCGGCCTGCTGATTGATGGCGTGAAGCGCCGGACTCACATAGAGGCTGCGCGCCTCGTCATCCTCTCGAAGCGCGGCGGCGATGGCACGAATGAACCGTTGCGGGTTCGCCGCCGGATCATCAAGACTCAGCCGGGCGGCTTCCTCACGAATCGCGGCGTGCGCCGCCTGCTGGGTCCACGGGACCGGTGGCGGCGACGGCGGCACCGGTTGCGCCGGGGCGCCCTGAGCAGGTCGCGCGCCCTCCAGCGAGGCCAGCAGGAGCCGCTCGAGCCGTTGCGCGGCGTTCTCGACACGGGATTTCTCGGCATCGAGCCGCCGGTATCCCTCCTCCAGCGACTCCGGGCTGTCAAAGCGCCCGTCTGCCCAACGTTTCGGTCCCGCCGCCGCCGGTGCGAGGTCCGGCGGGGCCATTCCGGGCGGAGGCGTGGCCGCCACGGCGCGACTCGGACGCTCGCGCGGTGACGCGGCGGGCTCTGGCGTCTCCGGGGCCTCTGGAGCCTCGGGACGCGCGTCGAGCATGGCCGACATCGCGGAGAACTGCTCTGGGTTGAAGGTCGCCTCGGCCTCACGCACGGGCTCCGGAGGCGGCGGCGCCGACGGGGGAACCGGTGCAGCCTCGGCGACCGGCGACGGAACGGGGGTCGGCTCTTCGGGCGTCATCGCGGGCCACCCGACTGCTGATAGGCAGCGAACGAGTCCGGCCCAAACACGACCTGCGGCCCGGCGACGGCAGCCTCACGCGCCGCGATCGCATCGTGGTCCTCGACGGCACGCTGGAGATCAGCCGGCAACGTACGCACCAGCCCGATGCCGGCGAGTTCGCCTCGCAGCTGTTCGGTCGCCCCGTGGTCCAGGCCGCGCTGGCAAAGTTCCGCCGTGATCCGGTCCGCATGCGCATCCAGGACGCGCTCGAAGACCGCCCATTCTTGGTAGGCGACGAGACGCTGGAGGGCATGCGCGTCGGCGAGGAGTTGATCGCGATCGGGAGCGGGGTCGGTCGTGTCGCGCCGCATCGGGCCTCACTGCCTTCTGGCCCCGATCTGCGGCGGGGGTTGCTTCTGCCTGGGGTATCCCCGACCCCCAGTGGCAGAAACACTGTGTCCCGGTAGTGGCCGCTACCGGTAGGGGGTCGAGGATCGGATACGCCTGTTATCTAGTAGTTGTCAAGCCTCACGTCTCCGATCCTCAACTCATGGGGACGAGGTTGCCGCGCTCCACCTGCCGCATGACATCCTCGTCCGGCATCACCTGGGGCGTCACCGGCCCCTGCGGCGTCGGCTGCCCGGGCGGCGTGCCGCCCCCATTGGTCGGCATCCCGAAGCTCGGCATGCCCGGCACCGGCACCTGCCCGACGCCGGCGGGCATGTCCCGGGTGTAGTCCTCCAGATTTTTGATGCCGGCCATCTGCGCCATCGGCTCGAACAACTTCACGAGATCGAACCGCTGCCGGAGCTCGGGTTCCTTAGCCACCGCCATCCAGATCTCGCGCAAGGCCATCAGCATCGGTTCATCCTGGCGCACGATCATGTCGACCTGCCCGTACGTGAACTGCCCCTGCACCTCCTGCGGTCCCACCCGGAGGAATTTCTGATCCGCCGGCAGTCCGAGCGCACGCGGGTACGCGCCGACGATCGACACCCAGCGTTCCTGGGACATGAACTGCTGGATGTTCGAGATGCGCTGATGGGTCGCGCGGTTCATCCCCTGGAGCCACCCCATCTGCGCCTCGAGCCGGAGCCGGCCTTGCGCGGCCGACACGGCCATCTGCTGCTCGCCGAGCGTCTTCTCACCGCGCGCGAGCACGCCTTGGAGATTCTCCGGCGCGGCCGACACGCGCTGCATCAGATCGATGGCGGAGGACATGTCCTGTCCGTGCGTCCGCGTGATGTCCAGCACCGGGATCTGCTTGATCGCCGCCTCCATCGAGCCAGGGCGTCCCTGCGCTTCACGGCGGAGACGAGCAAGCAGCCCGGGCTGGGGCGAGATCAGATCGGAGATCTCGACGAGCGAGGGGTCCACAATAAATTGGTTGTTGAGCGTGCGCCGCACGTTCTCGGCGTGCGAGTTCCAGAGCCACGAGAGGTAGTCCTGGAGATCCTCGAGATGCGACACCACGCCCGGCGTGGAAAACATATGCCGGTCTTGCGACAACTCCATCACGCACGCCGGCAGCTCGTCGTGATCGAACTCGAAGGGCTGCGCGCGCAGCACGACGGCCTCGTTGCCCACGACGACGACGTACTTCTGCGGCCAACTGGACCGGTCGCCGAGCTCGTAGTCCTTGGGAATGACCCGGATGACGAACACGTCGAGCGTGACCGAGCCCTGCTCCTGAAAGTCCACGCTGTTCGGCCCGATCTGGCTCGCCCAGTCCCCGAGGCCCACGCTGCCGCGATCGAGCGAGCGCGGTTCCATCGTCGTCCCGGACGTGCCGAGCCCGTACTGCGTGGGACGCTTCGGCAGGGACTTGACGTTGGCGTACTGGCCGTCGCGCTCGAGCAGCAGGAGCTCGTGATAGTGCCGCTGGGTCCGGAAGCCGACGAACTCGCCGCGATGGGAATCCGCCAGCGCCACGCGCGGGTCGGGATAAAAACGAAACGGATCGATCGGCTCGAGCCGGTTGCCCTCGTACTTCACGCGGTCCTGCCATTCCCACTGGGTGCCCAGCGGGAGCTCGATGCCCAGGATCGGCAGCGGCAGCACCTTGGGCACCTCGACCCGCTGCCGCGTGGCATCGCGCGCCCAGTTGATCCACACGACGCCGACCCCGTAGCGGCGGCGGTCGAGCAACCACTGGTAGAGCGACAACGACATCCGATCGCTGGACCACTCGTGTTGGAGCACCTGCTCCATGACTTTTGCGGGCTTCACATCCTCCGGCGAGACGCCGTCGAGCGGCACGATGGGCAGCCGTTGCGTGAACGCCGCCATCTCCCACGCGAGCTGCGTCTGCACGATGGCGTAGGACATCGGCACGACGATGGAGCGCGCCCAGGGATACAACCGCTTCCCCTGCGCGTCGGTCTCGCCGGGCTCGACGTAATGTTGGTAGATGCGGTCCGCCTTGGTCCACTCCGCGTGATAGTTCGACATCTTCCGCGCCGCGAGCGATCGTCGCGACCGGACCAGGTCCAGGAGCCGCTGGTGTGCCGGCGATTCGATGGCGGGCGCGACCCGGTCACTCTGTGGTGGCATCCCCAGCCCTCAGCATCTTCGGTGTCGGTCGGTACACGCGCACGCCCGTGATGGTCGACGCGGGCGGCAGGGCCGGCTTGGCACGCAGCACCACCCAGCGCCGCCGTCGACGGCGGGCGCGGCGCTCAGACTGGGGAACCCAGCCCGCCTC